AATGAAGGAAATGTAAGACCCCAAGAACCAGATCATGCTACTTGTCACTTTGCTACGTCTGCTACTATATTCAAAAAAACTAGAGATGTTGTTGCAAAAAGTGAACCGTATGTTAGCATGAGAAAATACTGGAGGGACAATGAGTGATTTTATATGGGTTGAAAAATACAGACCCAAGACAATTGATGACTGCATTCTCCCTGATGGTATCAAGAAAACCTTCAAGGAGTTTCTAAATAAGGGAGAAATACCGAACCTACTTTTAGCAGGTCCACCTGGTATTGGTAAAACTACAGTAGCAAAAGCACTGTGTAATCAACTGGGAGTAGACTGCTATGTTATCAACGGATCAGACGAAGGACGATTCCTCGATACAGTTAGAAACCAAGCTAAAAACTTTGCCTCCACTGTTTCCCTTACGGGAGGGGGGAAGCATAAGGTTATTATCATTGACGAAGCAGATAATACCACCCATGATGTTCAGTTACTTCTTCGGGCGAACATCGAATCGTTCTATAACAACTGCAGATTTATATTTACGTGTAATTACAAAAACAAAATCATAGAACCTCTACACTCTAGATGTTCTGTGATAGATTTTACTATCACTAAAAATGCCAAACCTCAGATCGCAGCGTCTTTTTTCAAAAGGATTAACAACATCCTCGAACAAGAAGGTGTCAAAGCAGACAACAGAGTCATTGCTGAACTCATCAATAGACACTTCCCAGACTGGAGAAGAGTCCTCAATGAACTCCAACGATATTCTGCATCTGGTTCTATAGATGTTTCTATACTTGCTGAATTTTCTACTGTAAAGGTACTAGAACTTATCAAGTTTTTAAAACATAAAGAGTTTCAAAATGTTAGGAAATGGATAGTTCAGAACCTAGATAACGATCCTAGTGCTATACTGAGGAATGTATATGACTCTATGTACGAGTCACTTCAACCCAAGTCAATTCCAGAAGCAGTTTTGATTATTGCCAAATACCAATATCAATCCGCTTTTGTTGCTGACCATGAGATAAATCTATTAGCAGCACTAACTGAAATTATGTGCTCATGTGAATTCAAATGATTTTTATTGCTTGTCCACCAGTTTATACATTACCTGGTACGTGGAATGATCCTGACAAGATCGCTAAGTGTAATGACACTCTGATACCACACCTTACTTTAGATCCAAACATTACGTTTGGTGTATCAGTTCTTGCTATACTTCTTATCCTTACAGGATATGGTGTATACAAAGGGTTCTTTGCCAACCAGAATCTTGCTGACCCATGGGATGATCATGACGATTAATACACAAGGAATGTCCTACGGGGATGGTGAGAGTGGTAGAACTATTGAAGAGCAACGTGCTGCCATACCGCCTTTAGAGGTGACTAAAATAAATCTTATATCTGATGCACTCAAGGTAGAGTTGAAAGAACTTATCAATGAAGTATTAGATCAAAGAGAACTAGATAAACAATATGCTGGTCCTTATGATTTTCCAGAATTTGATGGGACAGACAATATTGAAATGGCAGAAGTAGATGATCAACGTGCTCATCACTTTATGTCTACTGGTATTAATACAACTGACTTATGAAATGTTTAGTGACAGGGGGAGCAGGTTTTATAGGTTCCCATATCGTAGGTAAACTACTACACAATAACCATCAAGTCGTCGTGATAGACAATGAGTCTTCAGAGGCGAATGATGCATTCAATTGGTACGACGATGATGCTGAAAACCATGTTGTTGATATACGTGATTTTGATGCTTGTCGCCCTTTGTTTGAGGGCGTTGATTACGTATTCCATCTAGCAGCACATAGCAGAATACAAATTGCTATGGAGAGACCATTAGAGTGTTTGGAAACAAACTATCTTGGTACATATAATATGCTAGAGTGTGCAAGACAAGCAGGGGTAAGTAGATTTGTAAATTCATCCACATCTTCTTCTTATGGTTTATTGAATAAACCACCATTACAAGAGGATATGAAGACCGATTGTCTAAATCCTTATTCCGCATCTAAAGTTGGAGCAGAAACTCTATGTCAAATGTATCACAGACTGCATGGATTGAGAACTATAACTTTGAGATACTTCAATGTTTACGGTCCTCGTCAACCTCTAAAAGGGATGTATGCACCAGTCATAGGACTCTTCGAGGAACAGAAAAAACGTGGGGAACCTCTTACCATAGTGGGAGATGGTGAACAGCGTAGAGATTTTACTCATGTTTCTGATGTAGTAAATGCTAATATATGTGCCATGATGACAAACTACTCTGGCATTACAGTAAATATTGGATCAGGTAAGAATTATTCTGTCAACGAAGTTGCAGCATTTATATCTGATGATACAATAAACATACCTGAGAGACCAGGTGAAGCAAGGGAAACTCTTGCTGATAACTCCAGAGCACAGAAGTTGCTCAGTTGGACACCTCAAACATCTTTGGAGGAATACTTTGATCCCCACCCCAATCTTTGAACTACTCATACTGATTATAATGGTCGTATGGTTGAACGTTTTATTATCACAACTAGGATTTTATGATGAATCAAAAAACTCTAAAAACTCCACTAAGATATCCAGGCGGAAAAAGCAGAGCAATAACAAAGATTAGTCAATTTTTTCCTGACTTGACTGATTTCAAAGAGTTTAGAGAACCTTTTCTTGGTGGAGGTTCTGTTGCTCTTTGGGTCACCAAGCAATACCCACACTTAGACATTTGGGTCAACGATTTATACGAACCACTTGCTAACTTTTGGTGTATGCTTAGAACCAATAGTGATGAGATGACAGTCAGTCTTGTAAATTATAAGAAAACACATCCAGATCATGATACAGCAAGGGAATTATTTGAAGAAGCGAAACAAACACTAGCAGATAATAAAAAAGATAAACTTAATAGAGCAATTGCTTTTTATATTGTCAACAAATGTAGTTTTTCTGGATTGTCTGAGGCATCTTCCTTTTCAAAACAGGCAAGTGACTCTAATTTTTCTATGAGAGGTATCGAAAAATTACCAGAGTATGCAGGAATTATAAGAAACTGGAGAATAACTAACGTATCATATGAACTATTACTTGGGGGAAAAGGATCTTTTGTGTATCTTGACCCACCTTATGATATAGGATCAAATCTTTATGGTAAGAAGGGTGGTATGCAGAAGTATTTTCATCATACTAACTTCTCAAAAGCATGCACTGAGGCAGATCATCATCTTGTAGTCAGTTATAATTCTTCAAACCTAAACACAAGAAGATTTAATGGTTGGAAAGCAGTAGAATATGATCATACATATACAATGAGGTCTACTGCAGAGTACACAACTGCACAAAAGAACCGAAAAGAACTTGTCCTAACTAATTTCTAATGAGAGAACAACTAATCAGAGCACTTCTAGCACATGCACAAGGAGATATCCAAAAGCATGTTGCAAATGTAGAAGTCTACCTCACTAACCCTGCAGGTATTGGAGAACATTCTGATATTACAGAAGCAATAGAGACTGAATTGAACATTATTGCCAAGTATCAGGATCAAATTGATGTGATAAACAAGTACTTCAAGAAGAAAGATGGAACAGGTGAATGATCTTTATGATGATATGGAGAGACTGAACTCTCTATATGAAGAATTATGTTGGGCACATGATGTTCATCTTGATATGATACCTGATTATAACAACAACTGCATTATTATCAAACCTCGTGACACAAAAAACAATTGACTCTTGGATCGAAGACCTTCTAAGCATCCCAAATCCCGCATTTGCCAACTTACCACCATGCCCCTATGCAAAAGCAGCGTGGGTAGAAGGTAAAGTTATCGCAAAAAAATTTGTAAGTTTCAATCAGTTGAAAGAAGATATAAAATTTATCAAAGATCATGTGATGATTTTTTATTTTAGGGAAAATTCTCTACCATCCTGTAAAGATCTATCAATATTAGCAAAAGATCTTAATCTACAGTTTCCAGACCTTATTTTTTATGACGAACATCCTGATATCATAGAAGAAGTGGCAGGTATAAAACTCAATAGTGGTATATGTGCATTGATTGTGCAGAATAGAAAAGATATAGAAGAAAAAAGAGCAGAACTACAGAAAACAGGTTATTATGATAACTGGAAACCAGAAATGAAGGAGAGAATCTTTGAACGTTGATCTAAAGGATTGGTTGAACAGCATCAACTACAGTAAGAAAAACCTGATTGACGAAGATCCTGACGTAGAAAAGAAATATCCAGCATATATTATCAACAGATGCATGTCTGGTCATCTTGATGCCATCATGTATGCAAATGAAATGAATTTGTATCATAACCTAAGTTCTAAGTTACAATATGACTTTTTACTAAATATTTTACGATCCAAGAAGAGATTCTCTCCTTGGGTGAAGAAAGAAGAATTGAAAAACCTTGATTATGTGAAGCGTTACTACGGATATAGTAATGAAAAAGCGAAACAAGTTCTTCCACTCCTTTCTAAAGAACAACTCACATTTATACAAGAGAAACTTGAACGAGGGGGATTGAAATGACGGTGGTTATGGAAACAGAATACAGTTGGACACCCGATAAAATGGTTGAGGTGCTCCTATCAGAACCAGATGATTTTCTCAAGGTAAGAGAAACTCTAACAAGAATTGGCGTAGCGTCAAGAAAAGAAAGAAAATTATATCAATCATGTCACATACTCCATAAGCAGGGTAAGTATTATATTGTACACTTCAAAGAATTGTTTGCCCTTGATGGTAAGAAGGCAAACCTAAGTGTGAATGATATACAAAGAAGAAATAGGATAGTCGCATTACTATCTGACTGGGGGTTAGTTGGTGTTATGAAATCTAACACTATAGATGATATCGCCCCACTCAATCAGATCAAAGTTATATCATATAAAGACAAGGGTGACTGGATACTAGAGACGAAGTATAATATTGGTAAGAAGAAAGCACCAGCAGATGCCAGTTAACACTTTTCTACTAATACTACTTGTCATAGCAGCATACAGTAATCTGTACCTCACTTATCGTAAGAACCGAATCAGACCTCGCAAGTAATTCTGTATAATTAGTATTGTCGCCTAACGGGACATTACAACTAGACGCTCAAGGAGGTCACCATGTTCGGAACAGAGAACGCTGTCACATTTACTGTGGGAGATACACACGATTATCTTCAAAAGATAAGACGTAATATGATTGGTTTTGACGAATGGCAACAACAATTCGACACACCAGTACAAAATTATCCACCTTATAATACTATAAAGGTATCAGAAAACGAATATAGGGTAGAGGTAGCAGCAGCAGGATTCAAGAAAAATAATCTAAAAGTCTATACACAAGAAGGACAACTTGTAATAGAAGGCAAAAAGGAAGACGGTGTGGAGCATGAATACATGCACCGAGGTCTAGCACAACGTGCATTCACTAGACAATGGGCACTACCAGAAGAACTTGTTGTCAAGAATGTAAGATTTGAAGATGGACTATTATTGATAGACATCGAGAAAGTTATCCCAGAAGCACAGCAGCGAAAAGATTGGCTCTAAATACATACATGTATTCAAGAGTTTTACGACATATCAAACCCAAAGATCTAAGAGAAACTATATCTCTTAGGTTCACTGACATCCTCAATCCAGCCTTCTGGATTGGGGATTCTCTCAAGCCTGAGGTTAATGAAAAACTCATGCAATTTGCAGAAGCATTTGTTGCTTTTGTTGATATGGATGAGAGAGCAATAATAGATGTTCTGTTGCTTGGTGGTAATGCAGGGTATAATTACACACAATACTCTGACTTGGATGTGCACATTGTTGTAGATCCTAAGTTTATACCTGATTGCAACCCAGATTTACTTGACCAATATTACATGGACAAGAAAACACTGTGGGAATTGACTCATAATGTCACAATCTATGGTGTCAAAGCAGAACCATACATTGAAAGACCAGGCATCACAAGAAAGAAGAGTCAAGGTGTTTGGAGTCTTATGAAGAAGAGTTGGATACAAGAACCAACACCTTTTGAGGGTGATGTAGATGAAAAAGAGATAGAGAAGAAGGTAAACAACTTTATAAATCAAATCAATTCACTCATCAAAGCATCTGATGCCGACGGTCTGAAGAATCTTGTGAAGAAACTAAGAGACTCAAGAGGAACGTCACTACAAAAGTATGGTGAGTATGGATTTGAAAACATGGTATTCAAAGAACTAAGAAATCAAGGTTATATTGACAAAATACGTACAGTTGTGGTAAACTTGAAGTCAAAGAGTCTTTCTTTATGATCAAAATTATATTATTCAAGAACAACCTCGTTCTTGTCACAAGATTAGAAGAGGTTGGATCTGAAATGGGCGAACCAGATTGCAAACTAATCGATCCATTTGAGTTGAAGGGTGAGTATCTAGAATCATGGCCAGCATTTACCATGCAGCGTGAGATGATGGTACACTCAGATAGTTTTCTTACTATAATAGAACCAGATAAAAATCAACTAGACAAGTATCAGGCACTGACAGCGAAGAAAGTAAATTGAGATACTATACAAACGTTCAGATGGTCGGGAATGATTTTCTCGTCCGAGGGTATGAGAATGGGAAAAATTTTACCACAAGGGAAAAATTTCAACCCACAATGTTCATACCTAGTAAAAAGAAAACTAAGTATAAAACATTAGACGGTAAGTATGTTCAGAGCATACAACCTGGTACTGTACGTGAGACTAGAGATTTTATAAGGCAGCATGGTGAAGTAAAGGGGTTTGATATCTATGGAAATAATAGATACATCTATCAATACATCTCTGAAAAATATCCAGAAACTGAAATCAAGTTTGACATCAATAAAATTAAGTTGGTTACAATTGATATTGAGGTAAAATCTGAAAAAGGATTTCCCACAGTAGAAGCATGTGATGAGGAGATGTTGTGTATTACATTACAAGATTATGCTACCAAAAGAATCCTCACATTTGGTGTAGGTCCTTATCATCACAACGACAAGATGGTCAAGTATGTACAGTGTAATGATGAGTATGATTTACTGCAGCATTTTGTAAATTTTTGGTCACACGATCCACCAGAAGTTGTGACTGGTTGGAACTGTCAGTTATATGATATACCATACCTTGCTAAGAGGATCACTAAGGTGCTTGGAGACAAGGCATGTAAGAAACTATCTCCTTGGGGTTTAGTCACTCATGAAGAGATTTACATGCAGGGTAGAGCACACACTGTGTATGATATTGGTGGTGTCACAGTCTTAGATTACCTTGATTTGTACAAAAAATTCACATATAAAGCACAGGAATCATACCGTCTTGACTACATAGGAGAGGTAGAACTAGGTCAGAAGA